TGCAAACTTATTGCATTCGCTAGCTGCGTAACAGCTTGGGTTAGTACTCCAAACGGTACATGAAACCGTCCTAGGTGAAAGGATGTACTCGAGTGACTCCGTAAGAGTTGGTTATCTGTCACCAAGAGCAGAGGGCTGTAAGCAGTCCATCACGAGAGGAGGATCGCTAACATGAAAGCGATAAGTGAATCATGCTTACAAAATCGCCTAGATTCAGGGTCAACAAAACGCTATCGTGACTATCAAGCGAGACTTCGTAAGGATAGCACTTTGCGAATTTATGATGACCGAGCAGTCGAGGTTCTCAAACGTTATGCTTTCTACCCTGAGCAAGTAGATAGTGAGTTAGAGTATCTCAAACATCTGAAGAATGCTGAGGGCGAGCTGTTTTGCAGAAGTATTGGTAAGTATTCCGATATGGAAGCGCAGTACGACAACTTTTGCGCGCCTGAAAGGGCAAGCTTTCGTTGGAATCGGCATTTCAAGGCTGCAGTAGCGACCGTGTGCGCTCGTTACGCACAAGCGGAATTAAAGGCATTGGAGTATCGGAGTGATGAAGATATTTACAATGCAGTCACTGACTGGTCTACTGCTACGGGCTGGACGTCAATTCAGACTGGCCTTCGCAAGAAAGTAGACGTTCTAAGTGACGTGTTTCTGGTCTACCAGAGTAGGGAGCAAGAAGCCAAAGTGAGAGGTAGTTTTGAGACTCCAATCATCTGCGGTACGCGTACTCAAGGTTCTGGTGCTTATGATGAGACTGGTAAGCGAACTAACACTTGGAAGTCTAAGAAGAGAGCTGTATTTATGGTTGATGTTTATACCATAATAGCTGAATCAAAGTTTGGATATCCACTTAATCAGTGGTTGAAGAACTATCAGTACACAGCGATTGGAAAGGACGATAAGTGGTTAACTAACTATATCGGTCTATGTCGTAACAATGGTATGAACTTCATATCGTTAGATTATTCTAAGTATGATAGTACAATACCCTCTTGGCTCATTCATTCAGCATTTGATGTAATTAGAGCTGCATTCTCCGAGTATGATAGCACACTTCTTGCTGTTATCGAGGAAGACTTCATTAACAAGAACATTGTTACAGGAACAGGCTTAATTCATGTGACACATGGTAACCCGAGTGGATCAAGACTCACTGCAATTATCAATGGTATTTGCAATGAAATAATGACCGAAACTTGGATGAGTGCACTTAGCTTAAAGGGCGTGTGTAATATTATGGGTGATGATAATCTAATCTACTTAGATGGAATCCATAAAGTGGACGACACACTCGTTTCATCCATAAGCCAATATATTACACATAACTTCGGAGTGAAGGTGAACTCTGATAAGTCAAACTTTGGCAGCTGGAGGGATGATCCTGAATATCTCTCACGCTTCTGGGGTTTCTCTGGACCTTATAGGTCCAAGGGTGAAGTCATTTCATTAATTGCATACCCTGAGAGATTCAGGCCTTACGATCGTAAGGATGTAGTCCTAAGTCCAGAAATGATTATCTACTCATATGTGTTAGCTTATCGACGTACGATGGAAGAGTTGATGAATGTGGAGCGGTTTCTACGCGACGTCAATATTGCGTATGCCAAAATTGAGTGGACTAAGGAACAGAGAGAGGCGGTTCCATATAATATCAGATTAAGTGTGGAACTGAACAATTTCCAGCGAGAATCACTCCGAGAGATACTTGAGGCCAATACCCTAAAGGCAAGCTGATACAGTGGATGGCGGAGGAATTCATTAGTGCATTGACAGTGTACGGGC